CTGAAGCCGCCCCTGCTGCTAACTAGGAGTAATTTATGACGGATACCCGTTGGATTAGTAAGGCAATTAAACACCCGGGGGCTTTGAAGAAGTCCCTGCACGTTGCCGCTGACAAAAAAATTCCTGCCAAGAAATTAGCTGCTGCTGCAAAGAAACCCGGAAAAATGGGTCAACGCGCACGTTTNGCTAAGACCTTGCGGGGATTTGATTAATCACTGGAGGTAGAGATGGCTATTACACCCTCATGGGTGATGACTTATGATTCGTTGACCGCGACGGTTCTACAGTATTTAGAACGAAGCGATCAAGCCACAATCAATGCCATCCCTACCTTCATTACTCTAGCGGAATTCGAGATTGCTCAAGAGGTAAAAACTCTTGGGCAATTACAAATTGTCGAGTCCACAATGACTCAAGGCAATCCAGTCTTACAGAAACCTGCCAGATGGCGCAAAACGGTTTCAATGAACGTGCTAGTCGGTAGCAAAAAGCAACCTGTTCTTTTACGCAAATATGAGTACCTGAAGAACTATTGGCAAGATGATACGCAGACTAGTACCCCCCTTTATTACGCTGATACGGATTGGGATCACTGGTATTTAGCCCCAACCCCCGATCAGGCGTACACTTTTGAAGTGTTGTATTACGAGCGAATTGCTCCCCTGAGTTCGGTTAATCAGACNAACTGGATNACCCAAAACGCGCCCAATGCGATGTTGTTCGGAACGTTATTGCAAGCGATGCCGTTCCTAAAGAACGATCAGCGCCAGATTTTCCAACAGAAGTATTCTGAATCTCTTCAGGCGCTAAAGGCTGAAGATGTTGCTCGCGTAGGCGATAGGCAAGCAGTAGCGGTGGACTCATGAAATACGCTATTTACATCATCACAAATCTTGTTAATGCCAAACAGTACGTTGGCATAACAAAAGACATCCCCGGTAGATGGTCTAGGCATAAAGCCGCAAAAGGCGGGTGCCCTGTTTTGCATTCAGCAATCAGAAAGCATGGGGTTGAAAATTTTGCTTTCACGCATGTAGCTGATGCCTTCGACGAAGAGTCCGCAAAAATGATTGAAAGAGTTTTAATTGCAGAGCACAACACCAAAGCGCCATATGGCTACAACATGACCGATGGTGGCGATGGAATGCTGAACCCGACTGATGACGTAAAAAGAAAATTTTCGGAAATGAGGAGAGGCATTCCCAAGTCGGATGAGCACAAAGCAAAAATTTCTGCAAGCAACAAAGGAAAAAGCAGACAAAAAGGCGTGCCGAAGTCTGAAGAGCACAAGCGCAAGACTGCATCATCTTTGATGGGAAACAAAAATAGTCTTGGCAGAAAAGACTCGCTTGAAACAATTGCCAAACGTAAAGCAACACGAGCCATTAACAAGGCCAAAAAGATGAAGGAATTGGCATGACTACATACACGAATCCCTATACTGGTCAAACGATTTCTCCCTCGCAAGTAGGGTATGAATCTTTAACGATTTCAACAGATACAACCCTCGCTTGGCCTATCAATGGAAACACCTCGAATGTTGTAGCCAACATTATCGAGGTCACCGCCACCACAACGGGTCTGCACTTGTTGCTCCCTGCCGCCACCCAAGTTTCAGTGGGTCAAAGCGTATTGATTCGTAACGTAGGAACTAACTCGTTTACCGTTACGGATCAGAGTCTAAGTACGATTATTGCGATCGGTTCAGGAATCGCTGAGTACGTTTACCTCACCAACAACTCGACCATTAATGGTACATGGAGTACGGTTCAGTTTGGAGCGGGTACGTCGTCCGCTAATGCGGCTCAGTTGGCTGGATACGGTCTACAAGCTAACGGACTAACCCTCAACACAATAACCCCTGTAAACACGGTTTCAGCAACTTATACGATGCTGAACACCGACCAATCCTCAATCTATGTATGGACTGGTGGTGCTGGAAACTTAACCCTTCCTGCCGCATCTTCGGTTGGGCGTGCGTGGTTTGTGATTGTCAAAAACGACGGTACTGGCATCGTCACGATCTACCCGCAAGGCACTGACACCATCGACGGTAACGCAACACAGCAATTGCAAATTGGCGAGTCGATTGTATTTGTCTCTAGCGGTGTTAGCGGGACGGGTTGGTACTCTTGGGCGTATGGACGATCGGCTACGTTTTTCTTTACTCAGTTGGTCAAGAACGTCACTGGCGGCACGGTCACCTTGTCGGCGGCTGAGGCTTCAAACATCATTCAAGAGTATCAGGGAACATTAACCTCGAATTGTAATGTCATTTTGCCCCCTACCGTTCAGTTGTACTCTATCAGTAACAACACGACAGGCTCTTACTCGTTAACGTTTAAAACCTCATCGGTTGGTGCTGCTAGCGTAACCTTGCCTCAAGGTCAAACGATCATTGCGATTTGCGACGGCACAAACGTCTACAATGCTCAGACCTCAACCTCATCGTTCATTAATGCTTTGACATTGGGCAATGGTTCTGCTGCTGCTCCGTCTTTGTCTTTCCAAGGTGATGCGACTACGGGTTTATACCTAGCAGCTTCACACCAATTAGGATTTTCAGTTAACGGTCTAAATGGAGCGACATTGACTACAACAGGTCTTTTAGTGCCAGTAGGGATTAACGGTGGAGCGTTCTAATGACGCAAAAGACTGCTGTTTTACAAGTAGCGCCGGGGATTCAGCGAGACGGAACATTATTTGCGTCTCCATCATACGTTGATGGGAAATGGGTGCGCTTCCAATATGGTCGCCCAAGGAAAATGGGTGGCTATAACGCTTCTTTCTTAAACGCCTCTGGTGTTAGCCGAGGCATGATCCAAAGCGCTCAGAATGGACTCAACTATGTTATTTCTGGGTGGAGCGGTGGAATCCAACAATGGACTACAGACAACGATGATGCTGTGGGATTTGGCCCTGTAAACGTCAATCCCCTTGGTGGAATCTCAACGATTCAAATTACCAACCAAGGCGCAGCATACACAAACGGAACGTACACCAACGTCCCTGTGACCGCAGCTACTGGATCAGGGGCTTTAGCGACCGTGGTGGTTTCGAGTAACCTTGTATTCTCGGTGACAATTACCACCAATGGAGTTGGATACGTTTACGGCGAGTCGGTCAACATTGCCGCCTCAGCGATCGGTGGAACGGGATCGGGGTTTGCGGGATACATTAACGCCGTAACCACATTTAGCCCAAGTAATAATACGTTGTGGCAAATGGATATTGGTTATGATCCCTACGGAACGGGAAACAATAATCTTATTGTTCACCCCGGTCAAAACCTGAATGACATCTCATCAACCGTTAATACCAGACCACTTCTTGGCCCATTCACTGGGACTACATTAAGCCCTGTAGGCGTGTTTACTGCGGTTGGAACAACGACGAATGGTAGCCCCAATGTGACCTTTGCGACTACAAACGTAGCCATTGGAGCGGGCGTATCTGTCTCTGGCTTGGGAATTCCTGCCAATACAACGGTGGTATCTGCTAACTTGGTTTCGGGTGTATGGACTGCTGTTTTAAGCAACAACGCCACTGCTTCTGGGACGGTTACACTGACCTTTGACAACAACATCAGCGTGTCTGGTGGGGTTGTGATGCTTTACCCCTATCTTTTTGTGTATGGCAATAATGGACTCATTCAAAACTGCGCTGCGGGCGATTTTAATAACTGGACTTCGGCAGATTCAAACGCAAATAACGTTGCTTCGACTAAAGTTGTTAAGGGTCTTCCTATTCGAGGAGGCACTACCTCACCTTCTGGTTTTTTTTGGACTCTTGATTCTTTGGTTCGTGTTACTTACGCGCCTCAAAACGTAGGAACGTCTACCCTTTATTGGCGGTATGACCTGATTAGCCAACAGTCATCCATTCTTTCTAGCCAGTGCGTTATTGAGTATGACGGTATTTTCTATTGGGTGGGTACAGATCGATTCCTAATGTATACCGGTGTCGTTCAAGAAATCCCCAATAATCAGAATTTCAACTACTTTTTTGACAACCTTAACTATACCCAACGCCAAAAAGTATGGGCATCGAAAGTCCCTCGTTGGGGTGAGATTTGGTGGTTCTTTCCAAATGGGGACTCTGACGAATGTAATGATGCGGTGGTCTACAACGTCCGCGAGCAGTGTTGGTATGACGCAGGTCAAGCCATCGGCGCTCGCAGATCGGCGGGAACGTTCTCAGAAGTGTTCCGTAGACCAATCTGGGGCGGTTGGGATCAAAACGGGACTGGCGGTTACACCCTATGGCAACACGAAAAGGGTACAAATATGGTCTATACCAACCATGTGGATGCCATTGAGTCTTACTTTGAGACGAACGTCTTAGGCTCAGGATTGGGTCTGGTCGGGTCAGCCCAGAGCGCTGGCGACAACCTCTGGACTCGAATTGAGCGGGTTGAGCCTGATTTTGTGCAAAGCGGCACAATGAACCTAATTGTGACTGGTAGGGGCTATGCGGATGACGTTGATCAACCCTCAGCGCCGTATCCTTTTGACCCCACAACGCTTAAAATTGACATGAAAGAACAACGGCGCGAAATGCGTTTGAAGTTCATTAGTAACGTATCGAATGGAGATTACTTCTTAGGTAAGGTTGTTCTCAACATTGATACGGGCGACGTTAGAGGCACGGGTAACCCATAATGCCAACCACTTATGACCCTCGGAATATGACATGGGACTACTGGTGCAGACTAATGGAAGAGCAGTTTGCACCGAACCAGTTGGGTCATGTGACCGAGGACAAGTGGCGACAATGGGTTGATGGAATGAATGGGATTGGCTACTTTGCCCAGTCGGGTATACCTGATCACAGAGGGTATAACGACTGGAGAGAGTGGGCAAAAGCAATGGTCGGAATAATGAGCGTAGACCCACAATAATGGCTAGATTTAATATTTGCTGTGGATGCTGCTCGCCACTTGGTGGAAGACTCTCCATCGTTCCTGCTATTCAGGGATGCTCGCAAACCCAAAACTTGGGAGCTTTGCCAAATCTTCAACAATTGGCGGCGCGTGGGGTTGATACTCCCCCTCAAGCTAACCCTCTTTCTTGCGCTAGACCCATAGTGCCAGTCATGCGTGGGGTTGATAGTCAACCTGAAGCCAGCCTTCAAGTAGTTATACCGAAAACTTCTGATTCTTTACCCGCTCACGGCCCTGCATCTGCTGCCGCTCAGGCCAATGCTCCAGTTGACCCCGTAACTGGATTACCAGTAGCTGCTTTGGGTAACGCGACTGTTGCCGCTGACATTAACCAAGGCAAGAGTGTAACCCCAGAACAAATAGCCTCTGCGTGTGCAATGCAGCGCGCTCAGGTAGCTGCTAATTGCAATACCTGTTTTATGAGCAAGATTGTTCCTGCTCTCGCTATGTCAGGGGTAGGAGCGGCATTTGCTCCTGTTATCGGTGGTCTATTGCCNGGCGCTGCTACAGCGACTGCTGCCGCTACCCCCATTAATGTGGCTTTAAGCAACGCGATTACCTCTGGGGTTGTCGGTCAGGCAATGGGCGGCTGCGGACTCAAGTCGGGGTTGATGGCGGGTGTTGGAGCAGGATTAAGCGCCGCCGCGCCTTATGTGAGCGGGATCACCAACACAATATCAGGTGACATCAGCGGTGGACTACAGAACCTTGGTTTAGGTGCTTGCGTATCAAATACGCTAGGAAGCGCCGCGACAGGGGCATTGGGCAAAGCTGCAACCTCGGCAGGATTGGCGGCTTTAACTGGCGGCTGTGTCGCTAAAGCGGCTGAGGCAGGTGCTGTTGCGGGCGGCGTGAGTCCTTTGGTGAACGCAGGAGTCGGGGCGGCTCTTAAAGACCTTTGTCTGACCTGTTGCACCGCCAAGACCTTAGCCAAGATTGGTGCGTCTGGTTTAAGCCAAGGCGCTGCTACATCTTTATTAGGTGGTGGTTTTGGTTCTGGTTTACAGTCTGGGTTAATTACTGGAGCTTTGAGCGCGGTCAAGTGCGCGTTAAAAAAATGTGCATCAAATAATTGTTCAAATTTTGGTGGAAACGATACGACTTATCAACCTCCAAAAAATGCCAGTGGAAATACGGATGACACTCAGGAATTGCTTGACTCTTATGATGATTCACAAAAAAGCTCATCAACTGATGATTCAAACAAAGTTGCAAATACTGAAACTCCAAGCAGCCCTCTCGATAGCGTAAACGCTAACCCAACAAGTAACCAAGACAATACTTATAACGGTGGCAATCCTATGAATGCTTTTGGCATTCAGAACGGGGATTACCAAGATCCGGGAATTCGCTCGCCAAGCGTTTTTGATCCTTTAATTGGAACTGGTGGGACAAATTACAATACAACGACTGACGAAAATAGCGACACTTCTACCGATGCGAAAACTAGTCCTTTAGATACCGTAAACACTGGAAACAATGATAATCAGGACACCTCTACTTCTGATGACGGATTTCAAGAGGTTGTATCTACTGGGCAGAGAATAAATGATCTAAATCTTGATCCAACGACAGGACTTCCTGTTGAAAACCAAACGAGCAATTTAAACGACTCATCCTCAAGTCAAGGAGCATCATCTGGCTCTGCAAATGACGGATTGCAAGAGGTTGTATCTACTGGGCAGAGAATAAATGATTTAAATATTGATCCAGTAACAGGGTTGCCAATCAGTCCTAGTGGTGGTTCAGAAGCTACCCAACCTCAAAATGATTTACAAGAAGTCACTACGACTGCATCTAGGATTCCAGACATAAATGTTGATCCAGTTACGATTCCCACAACATCGACCTCTCAGCCTGTCAGTTCGTCACCTTTAAACGACACCGAGATTACGGTAACAGGGTCAAAAACACCTACCGAAACTCCCCCAGAGGATGTGACTCCAGTATTGCCAACTATTGACCCAAAAGACCTTAACTTTCCAAAACCAGACACCGTTACCACAGACACGCCTAAAGTTTCGGTTGGAACAGCTTCGCAGACTGGATCGGGAACAGGAGGTGGGTCTGGAAGCGGCGGTTTAGGCGGCTCGGGAGCGCTCAAGTCCATTGCGCCGTTAGTGGATATTTACGGTCAAACTGGCGATCCTAAGATTCTTGAGGATATTCAACAAATGGTTTCTCAAAACACCTCTAAATCAGATAAGGGCGAATCAAGGGAATTAGAGGATTTGGTAATGGGTAAGAAAAATTACTATGACGAAACAGAGAATTCAGCCAAAGGCGGTTTGGTTGGTTATGCTAGCGGCGGCTCATCTGGTCAATTTGGGAGCTTATTCTCAAGCGTTAATATGTTCTGCTGCACCAGCCCTCAATGGTTACCATCGATGAGAAACAACGTATTAACCTATCAGGGTACTGGCGGCAAAAAACCAAATTTCCTGTTGCCCATGCACCTATGCACTGGCAGCGCCCAAGGT